AAATTCTGTACTTCCTAACTTGTATACATCTCTAGTATATGTTAATGAGTCACGTAACTCGTTTTGCTTTAATGGTATTACGTCTGTTGTTTTAGACCTATTAAGAAGACTATGCTCACACACTTGATAAGCAATATCCTCTCTACTATCCCAGCCTACATAAATGTTATTCATTGTTATTTCTCTCATTGGCCTCAGATGCTAACTTTTTAGCAAATTCCATTGCTGTAAGTCCATCTGGGTACTTTACTTCTAGGGGTGCTGTTTTAAGTTTTTGTTCTACTTCTGCTATTAAGTTTATAAACTTTGTTTTTTCAGCACAAGGCGTTCTTAATCCATTGTTTATATTAATGTAATTCGTAAGTAAGAGCTCTAATGTTTTTCTATTCATTTAAATGTCCTACAAATTCCCAACTTCGTCCTGCTCTTTTTCTTCTTGGTCCTTTTGTATGATCGTATACTTGTCCTAGTATACTTCTACTTTGTACATGACCTCTTTTACCATCGCCGATGTTGTGGTTTAAAGTTTTTAAAATATTTTCAAACCTTATTCTTATTACGTCCCATATCCAACTATCATGCCACTCTTGTTCATTATATAACATATCCGAGTTATACATTTTTTGAACTTCTGTTGCATACTTTTTAGTATCCGGGTGTCTTAAATTAAAATACAAATAACCACATTCGGAATAATCCGGTCTACCTAGATACGATAACATACAATCATCTCGATGTATATGTTTTTTCATCCACTCTACATTGATAGGATTATAAAATACACTATCAGCATCTATACATATTAAACCGTCTACTTCACCTAGTTCTATCTGTTTTAATATTTCATGTGTGTACACATATACTTTATAACAAAATCTTACAGCATCATATTTAAAAGTATCTAAATTAAGATCAGGAAGTTGTCTGTTTTTATTTCTTTCAACAAATTCTTTACATTGTGGTATAAGATCAAAAGTGTCAAACGTTTCTACATTAAGTATTCTATCTTCACTATAAACAATTAACTCAAATGGCCAGTTATAAGTTGACATAAACTTATGGGCATATTCTTCATATAACCTGTTATTAAAAGTTGTAACTGTTTTTATAATCATAAACTATACTCAAAATTTTGTGTTGTAGGATTATGTTGAATTAGTTTAGCACCATTCCTAATATGAAAGTGTGTAGCCATTGGAGTTAAAGGCGATAACGTAACTACTCGATTAATGTTTCCTTTTTCTTTTAAGTGTGCTAGTAATTTTTCCATAATCTCTTTGCCTGCTCCTCTTTTACGAGACCATACAGTATAAGCAACTGCTGTATTAAAGTTATCTTGTAAGTGAGCATTTTGACTTATCAAGTCTAACTCTCTAACACTTTGTGGAACATCATTACAATATGCCACACAAATAATACCTTCTATTTTGTCTTCGTATTTCAAGCCATAAATCTTACGACTATAACTTTTTCTAAATTCTAAATCTAATTCTGGTCTTACAGGATCTTCGGAAACATCAATGTCTTCTAACTCTACTAATTCTGTACCTTTAACCCATTTAAAAAAATCATCTACTCGATGTTTAAATGTCTTCATATTTTATGTTACCCATTCTCTAATTAATTGCCATGCTTTGCCATTTTTCATTTCACTTAATGTATATTGATGATATGATAAAGCATTACAATATTGTTGCCTGTTTGGTTCTTGTTTTAACTCATTGTGATTTTCTATATCATTCCAATCAAATGCTACAGATTTTGAAGAAGCATATTCAGTTGAAAATACAGGAACTCCTTCTAGTGTTGCTTTAACTACTGCTCCACTATTATAAGCAACCACACAATAAGCATTATCTAAATCTTCATCAAGTGTTGTTGGTCTAACTAAATGTTTCATTTCGTTAAATTTTTCTTGGAACTTTATATGGTCGATTGGAAACCCTTGATTATCACAATGTATTACTGGTGGCTTATGCCTAACAATAACTTTTCTATCTGTATTATCCTTCAGCCATTTTAGTGTGTTGTCTAACCAATCTTCATCTCCTGTATACCAGGCTGTAGGCTGAGTTGGAGGAAGAACTAATATATGTCCTTTGGTATTTAGACTCCACGGTTTAATATTAACGTGTTGCTTAAAGTATGTATTAAATCTATCTTCAGGATAATGCTTTGTTATATCTTTCATGTTTATACCGTTTTTAGTAACACGGTACCACGAATCATCTGTTTTTTTATGTCCTGCTAGAAAGTAAGCATGGTCTATGTGTATATAATTAGGTGCTTTTCGATATACTTCTGCTGTACCTCTTAAAATTCCAAAACTAGTAAAGTAATCATCAACATTTGAGTTTTGTATATCTAAATCTAGTTGATCTAGTCGTCTAGTTTGACCGTTAGCACCTTCGCAAAATAATTTTACTACTTTATTTGTTGTTTTACGACTTGTATCGTATCCGTATATCATTGATTAACTATCCACTTGTTGACTTCTTATACAATATTTATTGTAAATAGTTTTATGAAAGTGTCTTTCTTTACCAACAATTCTAGCATAGCAGGTAGGCCAATTTTTGAGGCAATGATGAGTGCTGTTAAAGACACTGATACAGTTGTAGAAAATACATTAGAGGCTGATGTTGCCGTAATTTGGTCATTACTATGGAATGGAAGAATGGCAGGAAATAGAGCCGTGTGGAATGAGTTCCACAAGCAAGGAAAACCTGTTGTAGTTTTAGAAGTTGGCGGTATAAACAGAAATGTTACATGGAAAGTTGGTATAGATGGTATTAACGGTCGTGCTAATTTTTGTAACAAAGAAAACTTAGACATTGATAGGCCTAAACAGTTAGGTATAAAATTAAAACCTTGGAACTTGCTTGGTGATAATATTATTATATGTGGGCAACACCAAAAAAGTGAACAATGGATCAACTTACCTCATATAGATCAATACTATGAAAATAGAATACTTGAAATAAAAAATCACACCAATGCTCAGATATTAATAAGAGATCATCCTCGTCATAAAAGAGGAATACACTATAAAGAAGAAATTAATTTAAAGAAAAAATATGGTGTACAATACACAGATGCTAGTCAAATAGAAGGCACATACGATAACTTTGACTTTGTCAAAGCATTAGAAAATACTAAAATGGTTGTTAGTGAAAGTAGCAACCCAGCAATGGAGGCTACTATAAATGGTGTAGCATCTTGGACTGGTCCTGAAAGTTTAACTTATCCTGTAAGTGTACACCCTAAAAACTTAGATAATTTAAGGCCTAATAGAGAACAATGGCTAATTGAATTAGCACATACCGAATGGACTATTGAGGAAATTTCTAAAGGTATACCTTGGTCTAGATTGTTGAATAGTCTACAAGAGTACCATCCAACCAACTAAGAAGTAAATTTTTATTACTAATATAACCAAACTTATTAAGTTGTTGTACCATTGATCCAGGCAAGCGATCCATTTCCATTAAATCATATGGCGTAACTTCGTTTACATTATATGTAATATCAGAATTTTTATATACTACAGCATTAATTAGATTACTATTTTTTTCTTGCATGAAGTAAGCATCTCTACAATCGTATCCTGCTAAAGATAATCCGTAAATTAAATTTACAATATTAATGTCTGTATGACAATCTGGATATAATCTATAATCTGGTTCATTATAAAATATATTACTAATTTTAGGAACAGTTACACAAAGCAACCCGTCTGTGTCTTGTAGTGTGTTAATATTTAATAATGCTTCGTAAAAGTTAGTAAACCTATGTAGCACACTATGGCACCATACTACATCATACTTTTTACCATCAACAACTTCCCAAAATTCTTTTGTACAAGATTTGTAAGTTACATTTTTCATATCAAGCAATTCTTTATTAATATGATTTACTCTACTTATTGCTGTTACATCTATATCTAAAGGCTGTGGATTCTTTTCATCATAATCCATACGAGTTGCCCACCATTCAGTATCAGTTCCTGTACCGGTTTCTATGTCTAATACTGATCCAATACTTAGCATCAGTTCGGGGTGTTTATATAGTTCTTCTAAAAATTTACGAGAATGTAAACTTCTTGTTTGGTTATTGTTTAATAGTAGATCCATTTGATATTCCTGCTAACATTGATTCATACTTGTAATTATCAAAGTAGTCTTTTGCTTTCTTGTATTTTGTAATTAGTCTGTATAATTTTTCTGGTCTTTGTACTCTATTATATTCGTCGCAAGAGCGATTCATATCATCCATTAATACTTTTAATGTAACGTACATTTGGCCACGTGTTGGCCATTTGTTGTTTTCCCATTCAGCAAACAACTTTCTTGCTTGTTTATAGGCTAACATCTTCCATACCTGCTGTTCTTAGTCTGGTTATATGTCCTAGTTGCCATTGTTTTGCTTCCAGTCCTTTCATAATACCTAAGTATCTATTTCGTAAAAGTGCTACTTCGTTTATTAACGTTTCAAAGTCAATTACTTCATCTTCGCCGTCAACATACTTTTCAGCATCTCTTGTAGATAATGCTCTAGCATAACTTTCTAGGTAATTTTTAAAATGTTTACGTCTAATTTTTCTTAATTGAATATTTAAAAAGTTTAGTACAGCCTCAATTTCTTGAAGTTCGCTAAACCTTACTTCTGTTTGTGCTGGCAACTCTTTAAGATTTGTTTCTATGTTGCCATGAATATTTGATTCTTGACGTGCTGTTATTAATACATCATTGTAGTGATCTAGGAAATCGGGTAAATTTCCTAGATTATTTACTACTTTAGAATACCAGTTTTGATTATTAATATTCATTAATCCTCATACATCTCTTCATCATCTTCTTCTTCGTAATTCTCTTCTTCGAGAATTTCAGCAATTGGTGTTTCTAACACATCATCTGCTTCTGACAGGGCGTCTAACAATTCTCTGTCGGCCCCGTTGTCTTGTAATATACCTATCCAATGCTCTCCTGCTTTTTCCCTATCTTTTTCGGGTATATATTCTTTAAGCACCGACCAGGTTTCAACGATAATATCAGTATCTATTGACATCTTTTCTCCTTATTCGTTATCAATATGCTCAGGAATTTCTTCTTCCGCACTACTTATATTATCATCTTTTGTATTTTTTGCTCCAGAAATGATATCGTTCATTACAACCTGTAATCGTTCTCCGGTCCACTGCTTACGAAATTCTTTAATTTCTTCTCCAGCACTAGATGTATATTTGAGTTTATTGCCGTCTTTAACAACTACACCATTCTTTTCAAACATGTCAAGTAATCCACTATAAGGATCCATTCCTCTATCATAAGGAATTTTAACTTGTACACCTTCAAAAGGTTTAGCATATCTTGTTTTCATAACTTTACAACCTGCTCTAATACCTCTTACATCACTAATTTTATTGCCTGCTTCATCTTCTTTTAGTTTCAATTTCTTCATTGCTACTACAATAGAACTAGCATAGATAAATCCTTGTCCTCCTGATATCTTATCATCTGGATCAAACATATCTTGCGAAGCATAAGTGTGATTTGTACATACCATACCTACGTTATAAGCACCAATCATATTAACAGTATTACGAACAAGAGACGTAAGTGCTTTAGGTTTTCTACCCATATCACCTTTCATATCGCCCTTATCAAACTGATCTACATCTGTTGGTGTTAATAACATACCTAATGAATCAATTACAAACATTACTTTTGTATCTGCCCTTTCTTCAGGCTCCATAGATTTGTAATCTTTCATAAATGTTGAAATAGTTTTTGCTACATCGTCAATCATGCTCATTGACAACTTTAAAAGTTTCTCAGGTGAAGTATCTACACCCAAAGCATGAAGCCATGTTTCATCTAAAGCATTCTCAGAGTCAATTAGTACTACAAAAATACCTTGCTCTTGAGCATGTTTTACAATATTGCCTGCCGCAAAATAACTCTTACCTGCTCCTGACTCTCCAGCGAACACGGTTACTTTGCCTAGTGGTACACCTCTATTAAAGTCTCCACTAATTAAATAATTCAAACAGTAATTACCTGTTGAGACCCAATCTGTTGGATCGTGAAACCCTATTGACAATCCGTCAATTGATTTTGTTATATCTTTTCTAAATTTACTTACGTCGAATGGTTTTGCCATAATTGCCTTCCTTGTTTAATTAAAAGTGTAACAGGCCGAAACCTGTTACACTAAACTTACTAAGATTACTTCTGTCGATCTCTAATCATTGCTAGAATATCATCTGCCTTTTTAGCAGATGTTGTTTCAACAGGAGCCTCAGCCTGTGCCACCGGAGCCGGTGCTGGAGTACTAACTGCTTCTGTTGTAGTT